AACTTGAATCTGTTTGTTACAGCTCCTGCGTACCATCCGCTAGAATTACCCATCTTGATCTTTTCATCTTCATGAACATAAGCTACTCCGTAGGCATTGCTTGTATAGTCAATAATTCCAGCAGTATCTGTATTGTACTCATCTCTTATTCCAAATGCCTTAATCTTGTTGTTTTGTTTAGTTGGATTTTGCCAGTCATGTTTTAAATATCTGAATTCCTTATCAAGCATACTTCCAGTTGCATTTATTCTTTGTTGCAAGTTTCCATATTGGTGTCCCATCATTTCGTCTGTTGCTTGATAGAATAATATCTTTTCATTTTTACCAATTCCATTTAATTTTTGGAATAATTGATTTTCTCTTGTTCCAAGTGCTTCCACACCATATCTTTGTTCCAATCCATCAAGGAAATTATAAGTATCTGTGCTATTTACAGGTGTACCTTCATTACCTGCAAATGCTGTATAAGGTATTTTAGCTAAATATACATTTCCTATTTCTCCTGTACTTTGATCGATTGTAGCTGTTGAAATCCATGATGCTGAACCTGAATAAATATCCCATTTTGTAATTTGAGGATTAGCGGCTATTACATCATTATATGGTTTCAATATTCCTTGATCTACTTTTATGTATTTGCTTTGAGTATTCATTGCAGCTTCTGCTCCAATTATTAAATCTGCTTTTTGAACTTTTATCGCACTTAATCCATTAATAGGATTTGTTCCTCTCAATGTATCAACATACATTCCTATACTTGATGTCATAGCATCCACATTTTCAGCTATTTTAGGAACAACTGTTGGATTTACAATGTTTCCAGATGGATCAAGTATTTGAGCTTCCAATGCTCCTGCAGGAGCAACTATTTGAACTCCACCTACGCTTTTTCCTGTTGCTTTTCCTCCTGGCACAAATTCTTTTTCAGCTCCACCTGTTACAGTAAAGTTACCATAGTTTTTAATTACACCTCCAGTTGTTCTAAAGAAAGCATAACCTTCATCTGAATTTATTATAACATTACCATAGTTAGTAAATTCAGAATTTTTTCTTACAACTACTCCTACAGCTTTTTTAGGAGCTCCTACAGTTGTTATTGTTCCGTAGTTAAATCCTTTTGCTCCTTCGTCAAGATAGATACCCATAGCTCCATCAGCTTCAAGGTTTATTGTTGCTCCTGAACCTGGTGCAGTACCGTTATACACAGTTGTTCCAGCACCTGTTCCATACATACCTAAGCTATTTTTACCTTTTACATTGATTGTACCTTCATTGACAATATTTCCAGTATATGCTGGTGTCGTAGCATCTCCTGCGTATCCTGCTGCCATACCTATTGAATATCTTGAATTTGGTACATCAGAATCACCTACTGTTATTGTTCCACCAATATTTTTAGCTGTACCTCCATTTATACTGTATATTCCTACATTTCCTATTCCATTTCTTAAATCCATATCAGCATAGTTATTAACTGTTCCAGCAGAATATATTCCATAGTTATCTCCTGAAGTACCAACTGCTGTAAGTTTTGTATAATTATTAACTGTTCCAGTGTTATCTCTCGAATAAACATATATTGAACTATCATTTAAATCAACACTGTTTATATTCGATATAATATGGTTTCCTTGACCTACATTAGAGAATCCGAACGAATCAGCACCTATAATCATATTTGATCCAGCACCTGCTGTTACTGTCTGTCCGTTTCCAGCTGTATATACTCCTACTCCTGAATTTGATCCAACTGACACTGTTCCAGAATTCAAGTTAATGTTTCCACCTTGAGAATAAATTGCTGTTCCTTGTGATCCAGCTGTAATATTTCCATTATTAGTAACACCATATCCATAGATTCCTACTGCATTATCTCCTACTGCAATGTTTCCTGAATTTGTTATATCGTTATTTGTCTTAGCGTATATTCCTATGTTTGGAGTATTTGGATTAGAGGCATTTCCTAATGTTATATTTCCACTATTATTTACATTTGTATTTTCTGAAATAATACCGAAATCTTTTTCTGTTGATGATCCTGTTATTGAACCGCTATTAGTAAATGTTCCTCCACCATTTGCAAATATTCCTATAAGTCCTCCTGTAGTTCCTGTACTATTTACAAGATTTACATTTGTACCATTTGTACTATTTGCAACATTGTATATAATTCCCATTCCTCTTCCTGTATTGCTTCCAGAATATTTATATTCCAATGTCGATGATGTTGGCAATGTTGAATTTCCTGTTAAGTAAATTCCTACTCCTCCATCTTTTGTTTCAATTCCGTAATTACTGTTCAAATTAACAGTAGAATTTTGAGCATAGATTCCAATACCATTTGATCCAACCTTAATATCTGATGATCCTGTTCCTGTAACAGTAATAATTCCTCCACTTCCTGAATTTGAAGAATCTGTCACAGCTATACCTACTCCTCCATCTCCAAGTGAAAGTGATTTACTATTAGTAACTGTTATTTCATTCAATGCTACACCTTTGTTATCATCTGCAAATATTCCTATTCCATTATTTCCAGCAACATTGATTGCACCGTCATTTATTATTTCTACAGCTTTTCCAGCGGCTCCTGCATTTTTTCCGTATGCTTGTGGTGTTGATCCTGTAGCCATTCCTACTATTCCGTATCCAGAATCTGTTATGTTTATAGTTCCAGAAGAAGTATTTTCAAGTTTACTTCCATTCGTTCCATACATTCCCACACCTTTATCAAGGTTTATTGTTCCTTTATTTGTAATTGTACCATAGCTTACATTTGTTGCAGCTTTGCTTAATGAACTTCCTGTTATGTTAATTGTTCCTTGGTTGTCGTATCCAGAATCAGCATTACTTGTAGCTGTTGTTGATGATGCCATTGCAAGGCCTGTCCCTGTTGTAGAGTAAACTGTTACTCCTGGATTTATTGTAACTTTTTCTCTTACAAGATTAACATTATCAAATGTATCTGTAGCAGTAGCATTTCCTAACTGTGCGTTTCCAGCTATTACAAAAGTTCCGTCTGAATAATATGCTTTATATCTTGAAGGATCAGCATTAATGCTTCCAAATTTTGTAGTACTCATAACATCAGTCGCAAGACTTCCAGAGTTTACCCATGTTACAGTTGGTCCTCCAACTGTATTTTTTACAATTTTTGCATCTCCTGTTACTGTTAAATGAATATTACTCATACCGTTGTATCTTGTAGTAGTCCCTGGTGTTGCTGAATAGTCGCTGGCAGCTCCCACAAGTATAGTTCCTTTACTCATATTAATATTAGTTGCTCCTGTAATATTAACTTTTGAAGTTGAATCAGCGTAGAATGGAGTTGTATTGTCCACACCATTACTTCCAATATTTATGCTTCCTCCTCCAAATTTAACAGTTCCACCATTTATTGCGGCTATTCCTGCACTTTCTCCTGTGTTTATAACACTTCCTGTACCATTAATTTCAACTTCTCCGCCTTTAGCCAAAGCTCCAAGTCCATTTATTGTAGCATTTCCGCTAACAGTAACTTTTGAACCAGTTTCATCTGCATAAGCTCCAATATTTTTATTTTTTTCTAAAGCTGTAGCCGCATCACTTGCTGCCCATTCGTCTTTAGCTTCTATGTTTCCTGTAATTGCTATATCTCCTCCATCTTTTGAATATGCAATTACTGAACCGTATCCATATGCTTTTGTATTTTTAGCAGTTATTTTACCTCCATCTGCCACATAGGCAACTGGATTAAATTTAGTTCCATTTATTTCAGCATATTTAGCTGACATTTCAACATCTACACCAAAGTTTATTTCAGATTTTGCATTCTGAAGAGCTGATTTTGTTGCTGAAGACATTCCTGATGCTCCAGAAGAAGGTACACCCATACGTGTAGATGAATCACTCCACTTACCTTTTGCATAACCAATTATAGTTCCTATTGCTGCTTCATTACTGCTATCCTGAGTAGAACTTATAATTTTATTATCATTCGTATATGATGCATGATTTTTATTATAGTCAACTATTGCATCTTTTCTCAATGCTATTCCATTTTTTGCTTCAGTATGACTATTTGTAGGCATTGCAACGTCAATTTGCGTACCTCTCTCTGATGCAATCATTATGTTTCCTTTTGAATATTTACCAAATGTTACATCTATATCGTTTACATAAAGAGCATGAACTTTATCTTTATCAACATAAGCAAAGTCATTAGTAGGATCAACTGCTCCTAAATCTGCAGAAGGTATAATTCCTGCTCTTTGTCCTGATTGTGCTAAAATTCCTACATTGTTTTCAACATATTTATTATTACCACTATCTATATTTCCTGTTGATGTTTGAGTTGTTGCAGATGAATTTAAAGCTAACTGTTCTCCTATTCTTGCACTTGGTTTTAACTCTCCTTGATGAATTCCTATTTTTGTTTTTTTCCAGCTGTCATATCTGTTAGCACCATCATTATAAATTGTTGTACGTGAATATCCTGCAGCTGAATCAGGTAGTAAATCACTGAAATACATTATTACGTTTCCGTCTCCATAAGATTCAGGTGCAGTTTTAAGATTTACTATCGGAGTCATTCCTGTACCATACATGTCGACTATATTTCCACCCTGTCCTATAAGATTTTCAAAATTTGGAGAATAACCTAATCCAGAATAAACAAGATTGTTTCCACCCTCAAGTTTATATGTTCCTGTACTTGTTATATTAAAACTTCCTGATAATCCCATTACTGAGTAAATAGCATTTTTTTGTGATTTTATGTCAGCATCCACATGTCCAATAAATGCTCCTCTTTGTGCGAACGAGTTATAATCTGGCGTGTTTCGAACTACTCCATAATAAGATGAAGGATAAATATAAAATATCGTATTTTCATTTCCCTCTACATCTAATTTTATATTTTTAAATACTAATTTAGGTGCATGCCATGTTTCAATAGAGAACATTGCTGCTCTTCCTTTTAAATACCCTTCTATATCATGCAGAGTTCCATTCCATACCGTATGTAATGCAATTCCACCTTTTTTATTTACTGTCCCTAGTAAATTTGTTCCATTATCATTTATATCTCCAGCGACATAAAATTTAACTGGATCTGTAGCAGAAGCTCCTCCATAGGTAAATCCTTTTACAACTGCTGTATTTTCATCTCCTTCTTTTATTCCTGTATTACATGTTGCTGGAGTTAACGTTCTACAAGATCCTGTTTTATTATTTATACGCCATATAGCTGCCTTTCCATTATATTCAATAGGAGTTCCACTATTTACAATTTTATATCCTTTCCCATTGCTTATTCCTCCTGTATCTGGTTTCCAACCTAAAGAATAAACTGTATTTGCTGCCTCTGTAGTAGTCAATCCTTCATAATCACCAAACCTACCAGTTGTAAAACTAAAATCATTAAACGGCTTAGTATTAGGCTTCGGTAAGTTCAATGTAACTGTTGGCGGAACAATTGTTGGTGGTGCCGCAGCTATTGGTGTTGGCGCTGAAATTGAAAGTACTGGTGCATTTGGTGCATTTACTGGTCCTAATGTTATATTTAAAGGCTGTTTGTCAATCATTCTAGGTTTTATTCCTGCACTAAGCTCTAAAGAGATAATAGGTTCTTCTACCTTTATTGAGCTTTCAATACCGTAGCTTGTCTTTAATCCTGTTCTGTTATTTGTAGATGCTGATCTTGGATTGACAGACAAACCTAATAATGATTGATAGTTTCTGCTTATTGGTGAAACGTATCTGTTAAACTTATTTGAATCTCTCTCAAAAATACCTTCATAAGGATATTTTTGTTTTTTATCTCCTCTTCCCTTGTATGTGCCGTGCCAGTCGTTATAAAAATTATTGACTCCATATTGCCAGCTTGACCAAGGCGACTTAACTACATGATCTCCTTGTTCCATTAGCTTGATTAGTTCCATATTTGATTTTTTTAGAAGTCTGTCGTTTTCTTTTCGGACTTCCGTGAATTGATTGTGTATATCCTTTATTGATGTAGTGATGACTTGTTTTTGATTTTCGATGCTTTTGCCCGTTTCAGCAGAAAACAAGTTTATAGCACCTGTAATCAAAAATATAATTAATGCTGAATCTGTATACTTAAAATCTTTGCATTTTTTAGCAAATGAGCATAAGTCTTTTTTTGCCTTTCTTAAATTGTTTGTCATTTCTAATCTCCTTTTTCTAAATTTTGATAGTTATTTGTAAAAGTAGAAGACTTTTAATAAATACAATATGTTTTAATGCTTGTCTTTGCTATCTTTTCGCTTTCTGGCAAGCAGTTTTGACATAAATAATTTATTTGCTTTTACAATAACTTGCTAAATTTTGATACTAAAACTATTTGAAAAATAGACAAAGATCTTTTTTATTCTTTGAAAAACCTATGATTCCAACAGGGAAATAGTATCGCTTGTTTATTTTGGAATCTAAATTCATATTTTATAGCTCTAAAAATCAGCTCTGGTTATCATTTTTTAAAATCAAATTAATAAAAATCAACCAAAGTTAAGTTCAAAATAACCTCTCATCTCCTTTAAATCCAGCTTTAAAGCACATTTAATATGAAAACAATCCAAAAATATTTCTGTTTCATTGTATTATATCATAATGGCAAATATTTTTCAAACATTTTATATTAATTTTTAATGAATGTTAATCATTATTTAAATTTAAAAGCGGGAGAGTTCATAAAATGTTTTGACAATATTGTCAAGCGATAATATAATTAAATCGATCTAAAATTGACTTTTTAAAGATAAAAAAACTTAGGTTGTCAAACATATTTATCAATGAAAATTATATTAAAATTTTTATTCTGTCAAAGTAGAAAAATAAATTGGAAAAAAATAGCAAATTTGATATAATATAAGAAATGAAAAAAATTGGAAAAATGGAGAGAAAATTAAGTTGAAACAGGAAATGGATTTTGATAAAAAGAGAAAAATGAATATTCTGGCGCCAGCGGGGAATTATGAAAAATTAGTTGCGGCGGTGAAGGCTGGGGCTAATGAGGTATTTTTTGGACTGAAGGGATTTGGAGCTAGAAGGAATAATGAGAATCTGGCTATGCAGGAAGTGTTTGACGGGATTGACTATGCTCATTCACGTGGGGTTAAGACGCTTATGACTTTGAATACGATTTTGAAGGACAGCGAAATTAACAGTATGTACAATAATGTTAAAAGAGTTTATGAACACGGGATTGATGCTGTTATTGTACAGGATCTTGGATTTGTGAAGTTTCTAAAGGAAAATTTTCCAAATTTGAAGATTCATGGAAGTACGCAAATGACTGTGGCAAATCACGTGGAAGCCAATAAATTAAAGGAACTGGGCTTAACTCGTGTCTGTCTTGCAAGAGAACTTTCCTTTGAAGAAATAAAAAGTATCCGTGAAAAAACTGATATAGAGCTGGAAATCTTTGTTTCAGGTTCACTTTGCATTTCCTACTCTGGAAATTGCTATATAAGCAGTTTTATTGGGGGAAGAAGTGGAAATCGTGGACTTTGTGCATATTCCTGCCGTAAAAAGTTTACAGATGAAAATGGAAAAAGTGCATATTTTTTAAGTCCAAATGACCAGCTTCTGCAGGAAAAGGAAATTAATTTGCTAAAAAGCATTGGAATTGATGCGATAAAAGTTGAAGGGCGGAAAAAATCGAGCGAATATGTTTATGAAACCGTAAGTTATTACGATAATATTTTAAAAGGGACTCCACGGCCGACGGAAAGCTACAAGCTGTTTAACCGTGGATATTCAAAGGGATATTTTTATTTGGATGACAAACTTATGAACTTTAAATATTCTTCAAATTTTGGATATTTTCTGGGAGCGAGAATTGGAGAGTCAAATAACTTTAAAATTGATGATGAATTAATTTTAGGAGATGGAGTTCAATTTGTAGATGAAAACTTTGAACAAATTGGCGGAGAATATGTAAATAAAATTCGGATTATTGAAGCTTATGAGAATGGAAATAATGAGAATAGGGAGTTTGGAAAAAAAGATTCTGAAAAGAAAAATAAAAAACAGAATCCCAAAAGTAAAGGCAAGGAAAACGATGATAAAAAAGCTGAAGAAAAAATTTCAAAAGCTGATAAATATGATATTATTTCCATTGGAAAATTGCCGAAAGGGACAAAGTACATTTATAAAAATTATTCTAAAGAGATTAACGACAGAATTATTCATAATATAAAGGTTTCCAAAAGACATGCGGCTGTTAATGCAAAATTGCTGGCAAAAAAAGGGCAGGAAATTGAACTTACACTGGAAATTGAAAACTTGAAAAATGAGATAATTTCTGTTACGAAAAAAGGGGATATTATCGAGCAGGATGCCAGAAAATTAATTACGAAGGAGCAAATTGCCGAAAAAATTGGAGAGTTAGGGGATACAACTTTTGAGCTTGGAAAAATTCAGATTGACTATGATGGAACTTCGTTTATTCCCTTTAGTGAACTGAAAAATTTGAAAAGGGAATGTGTTTCAGAACTTTTTGAAAAATTGCTGGAATCATATAAAAGAACAGCTGCTGAGCGAAAAAAATATGATTTTGAATTAAATAAAAATTCTGAAAGCAAGGAAAATGAAAATACAGAAAATAAGAAAAGGCCTGTTATTTCAGCACTTGTTGCGAATGATGAGCAGGAAAAAGCCTGTCGTGAAACGGGAATAACAAAAATTTACCGAAAACAGTTTGATGTTGCCAAAGAAAAGAACTTGTCTAAAGCAGATAAAATAAAAATTGGAACAAATTTAGTTTCTAACCTTTATCAGGCAATCATGGGAGAAAAAACTGGAGCAAGAGGGCAGTCCTTAGACTGGAACTTAAACGTTTTCAATAATCATACAATTGAAATGTTTTCTAACTTTAAAAATTTAGAAACCGTATTTTTATCGCCAGAATTAAGCTGTCGACAGTTAAAAAACATAAAATCCGATAAATTGAAAAAGGGTCTTGTGATTTACGGTTATCTAAAGGGAATGTATATTGAGCATAAAATTTTTGATGAGAATTACAAAGAATTGGAAGGAGAATTTTATGATAAGTATAAAATTGTGAAAAATGAACTGGATAATATTGAGCTTTATTTGGATAAGCCGATGAATTTGATTCCAAGGCTAGATGAGATTTATGAACTGGATTTGGATGAATTGAGGCTGGATTTTACGTTTGAAAATGCTGATGAAGTAAGAAAAATTATAAAAAGCGTTGATACGAAAAGTGGAAAATATACTCCTTATGCTTTTGAGCAGGGAGTTTTATAAATTTTTAAAATTAAAGGAGGAACCTTGGAAATTGAGAAAAGACAGAAATATCTGGAAAAGTTATATTTACTTTTAGGTGCATCGATTTTTGTGCATTATGCTCTAGTTATTTTATTTAGCATTTTAATATTAGTAAATATTTTTACAACTGGCGAATATAAAAAGATATTTAAAGATAAATCGCTTATTACTGTGGGAATTGTTCTTGGATTTTCCCTTATAACATCTGCCTTTTACAAAAATATTCTGGGATTAATAGCAATTCCAATATTTTTGTGCATTATAGTTGGACGTTATTATACATTGATTGTAGATGTGGAATTTAAAAAAAATAATTTGGAATGGATGGCAAAATTTTCTGGAATATCGCTTTTTATTGGAATTGGTGAATTTCTATTCACGCATAACAGAGTAGGATATTTTGCATATTTTAATCCAAATTATCTTGGAAGCATTATGATGATGTCGGCAATTATAAATTTATATTTTACTTTTGAAAAAAGGTCAAAAATCAATTTTGCCGTATTTATTATGAATATTTTAACAATCCTGATAACAGGCTCAAGGTCATCGCTAATCGCAGTAATTCTTGGAATGTTTGTACTTTTTTTCTATTTTTTGAAAAGAAGATATTTTGCAGGATTAATTTTAATGCTATTGTCATATATTTTAGGAGTAATTTCAGGAGTTTTTCCATTTTTGCGGGAAAGCACGCTAATAGAATATTTTTGGCTAAGAGTAGAAATTATTGACATGGCAATTAGAATTTTCAAAATCTAGTTGTAAACTACCAACATTGTCCTTATAAACTATACTTTTCCCGCCTGTCAATTTTCCTAAATTATCTTTTGTATCAATAATTTTAACACTTCCAAAACTAATAATACTTAGTAAAATAAATATTATTAATAAAATTTTTTTCATAATACTCTCCCTTTATAAAGCGATATTTTTATTAATTGATATTTCCAGCAATTATAGCAAGTCCAACAACACTAAATACAACTAAAGCAGTAATTCCCATAGATTTAAAATAACCTAATCTTTCAGTCCATCTATAATATTTCCCTGCATACACTATTATAAGAATAATTATAATTAAACCTATCATTTAAAACTACCACCTTTCAGCTTTTTTCTTATTATACTTTTATAATGCTATTAAGTCAACTCATTTCATCAATTAAAATTCTATAAAAAAAATATAATTCACTTTTTGATAAAGTTTGAAGTTCACGGAGAGGATAACCTCTTAATATATATTTAGAAATTGTGAAAGTTATCCAATCCGTTTTTATTAGTTTTTTATATCATCATCTATAACAGAAATAAATTTGCTTATAGTTCCAGCTTGAGATATATCTGATTTTTCTAAAATAGTTTTAGCCAAAGAGTAAATAGTTGAAAATGATAAAATTTTCTCCACCACATCTGTTGGATTCATATTACATTTTAATTCATCTATTAGTTTGTCATCTCTAAAAATAGAGCAAGAATTGTAAATAACTTCAACATCTGAATCTTGTTTATTTTCTAAGATTATATCTAAATAATCCTTACGACTAATAGTTTCGCATTCTATTTCTCTATCTAATTCTTTTACTAAAACTTTAAATTTTTTCTTTTTTTCTCTTTCTTTTCCTGCTTTCAATAAATCTTCAATGGTTGCTAACATTTAATCCTCCTATTTTATATTATTTTCATATTTTAGATCCTCAGGAGTAAATCCGAATGGATATTCTTCCTCAACTACTTCTCCTCTAGCAATATTAATCAAGTCTATTGAATTAAACCATACATTATCTAAAGAAATTCTTTCTTCTTGCTTTCCTGGTGTATCTGGATCAGCTAAATTAGTAACTATTCTAACTCTAACATCTCTTCCTTTTACTAATTTTTCAAGTATCTTTTTACCTCTCGAATATACCTTTTCAAGAGTTACACTACCCTCACCTTTTAAGGCTACAATCTTACTATCAACAGATAAGCCTAATTGTACATCTTTTCTGTCAGCTGTTACTTTTGCATTTACTTTTGTAAATTCTGCTATTTTTTCATTGTCTATCCAAAGAGTACCATGAGCTCCAGCAATAGTATGATAACCTCTTATATTTGTATCTGCCATTATAACCTCCTATCACATCTTTATAACCAAGCTAAGATTTGCCATAGTATCTGCAAATCTGACATCTCCAGTTAAAAATACATCATCTCCACTAGGGTATTTTAAGATTTCCATTTCTGTCATTTCCTCTGGGTCTTTTCCATCTAAAACAATTAATCTTTTTTGTGCTTCTAAGTTTATTTCAATCTTATTATCATAGTCTCCAGATAAAACATTTGGAGCCATTTCTTTAAAATATACTTTTGTAACATTAGAACAGAAATTCATTTTATTATTGTAGTCATTTATGTAAATTCCTAACCAATAATTTTTAAATGTATCTCTTATATCATCAGTTATAAAGCACATTCCCTCAACTATTTTGATTTTTCTTGTATCTTTTTTCCAAGTGCTATCAAAAGTAGTTTTTGAGTTCACTCCGTAATTAACTCTTACTTTTTCATCATCGTTGTATAGAGAGAATTTACCAAGTTTAGGCTCAAAGTAATCTACTTCAGTTAAGTCACTCATTACAAAGTTATCTGCTGATCTATTCAAAGGCATTCCTGCTATAAGTCCTGCTATTGCTGCAGTATATTCTTGAGCTGTAAAATCTCCATAAATAGATTTATAAGTTCCCGTATTTCCAAGCTCCACTATTGCAACATGATCTGTATTGTCAGCAAAGCTGGAAACATATTTTACTGTTTTTCCTATTGCACCATCATTTCCAAATACTTGTTTAGTCCAAATTACAAGCTTTTGGTCATCTGTTTCTTCTGCTCCTGGATATGCTAACCAATGCATTTTTCTTTCTTTAAATTCACCTAGAACATCATCTAAGTTCTCTCCAGTTTGTAACACTCTTATTAATACTTTCTTAGCTCCATAGTGCATTGCTAATTTAATGTATTTAACATTTTTAGCTTCCCATTCATCATCTTTTAAATCAGCTATTGTTTTCAGAATATTCCATTTTATAGTTTTCTTAGTATCTTTTAATATTAAGCAAACTATACCTCTCTCACTTCTTTGAATAGCAGTTGTTGCAAGAGTTTTAAACTCTATATTAATGTTTGGACTTGCTTTTATTTGTCCTACTTCATTTCCCATTAATTAATACCTCCTTCTTTAAATCTCAATTCTAAATCTTTCATAAGTTCATAATCATAAGGTTTTCCATATAAATCGTATAGACTCAAAGTAAATACATAATGCCCAACTCTGTCTACAATTTTTATATCTGTATTTCTTAAAGTTAGGAATCTATCTAGTACATGCAAAACCTTTTTCCCTTCTATTTCAAATGCATCATCTAAGTTTTCTAAGTTTTCTAATATCTCAGCATTAGTAAGCTTTCCATTAGTCTTTGGAAAATAAATAACATCAATATCTATTGTTTTTAATTCTCTATACTCAGAATTAAATTCTTTTTTATAGCTAATTAAATCTATATAAAAACAAGGTTTTTTGACATTATCTATATCCTCACTGTATGGGTTTACCTTTAGTTTTTCAGAAATAATCTTATTTAACGCATTCCTTATATCCATCCATTTCATTTTTTTATCAATCCTCCATAAAAATTTTTTAAATCTTTATAGAATTTAATTTGCCTCATAGCCACTGCTGTTCTAAGCATAAATCTACCTTTAACAAATTTTGTTTTGCTTCTTCCTACTCTATGACCATACTCAACATGTACTGCATAGTCAGTCATGTTAAACACAATTTGAGAAAACCTCTTACCAGTTAATCTTTTTCCATTCTCTCTATGCCAAGCATTTTTTAAAGTTCCAGTGTCAACAGGTGTTAAATCCTTAACATCTGTCTTTAAATCTTCTGCTTGTAACATTAAAAATCTTTCAGTAGATTTTGGGGCTTCCGTTTTTATTTCATCAAGAATTTTGTCAAACTCTTTAAACCCTTTAAGTTTCATAATCTACCTCATTTTCAGAAACTTCTGTCAAGACTATTTCTTTGTGTTTTATGATGTTATAAGCTAAAGGTTTAGAAGCTTTGAAAATATAAAGTTCTCCATCTGCTTTTCTTGTGATTTTCAACAAATCATTTTGTTTAATATCTACATTTAAGCCTACAAATAGTTTATATTCTTGACCACTACTGTTAACCATTCCTGGTGTAACACTTCTCAACCATTTCTGTGAAAGTCTGCAGGGGATATCTTTTAATATTTCTCTTTGTTCTTCAAAAGCTCCTCCATATTCATCTACAACTACAACAGATCTAATAACTGTAACTTTATCAGTATGCAACTTATCTAATATACTCATACAGTCCCAACCTTTCTAAACCTAAATAATTGGCTTTTTAAAGATAGAAACATTTCATCAGTTGTGTTATTAGATGTGTTATATTCTATTGTCGTATCTCCTTCAGTAACTTTAGAAATATTACCTTGTAAGTTCGTTTCTTCAATGGTCTTTAATGCTAAATGCTCAGCAAATGGCTCTATGAGTTCAACTGGAAAATCATCTCTATTCATAAAATTTAGAGATTTTTTAACTAAAATAATTACTTGAATTTTCAATCTAGCTTCGTTGCTAATATCTGTTAATTCTTTCACTTTTTCAATTATTTTATTGTAAATTTCTTCCATATTTCACCTCTAAAAATAATTTAATAATTAAAATATTTGTATATTTTTTATAATTAAAAAATACATTAGTATTTGTTAATAATATAAAATTTATTTTATATTAACCTAAAAATATTATTCATAATAAATATAAAAAATAAATACTTTATAAATATATAATATTTTAATTATGTTTATATTTAGTCATTTATATTCTTTTTATGTATCAATTTTAATAAATTAATTTGATTTGATAAAATATATTTTAATATTTAAAATATATTAAAATTTTAAGAAATAAAAGCAGGAGTTTTTTTATTCTCCTGCCTCGGTCACTAGGTTATTATTTCTTAATATTTCTATTTCAGTTTCATCAGATGTTGAGTAAACTCCATCTTTGAACTGTATAGAAGTTCCAGCTATGATTAAATTTTTATAACTAGATTCAAAAGTTATTTCTTTTATTTCTTCAACATTAGTTATTTCATCTTGTTTTTTAGCCATTACAACCTCCTATGATATTTTTACATTTTTAACATGCACTTGGAATGGTAAATTTTTTATTTGATGTGCATATTCACCATGCAAGAAATACTTATCAGCTAAAGCAGTTTTAGCTCCTTCTTCTTCTTTTATTGAATATAATTGCCTTAAACTAATTTCATTTAAGTTAATTAATAGAAATTCATTGGGTGCTAAAGATGTAGCTGGAAATACAGATACAGTTCCTGATGTTGTAACTATTTCTTCAATTGTAGTTCCTGTTATTTTTTCAGTTATCCCAGTTCTAACACTATCTTTATTTAATTTATTAATAGATCTTAAAATCATATAAGGCACACATAAAGAATATTTATTTGCCTTT